GTCTATTGAGGAGTTCTCCAAAAACTGCAGGTTTATCTTTACCTGTAATTACAAAAACAAAATTATCGACCCTTTACATAGTAGGTGTTCTGTTGTTGATTTCTCAGTTAATAAAAAAGACAAACCAACAATAGCTGCACAATTCTTCGCAAGATTAAATTCTATTCTTGAAGAAGAAAAAGTAGAGGCAGATAAGAAAGTTCTTGCAGAACTCATTAATAAACATTTTCCAGATTGGAGAAGAGTTCTTAATGAGTGCCAAAGATATGCAGTTAGTGGTAAAATAGATAGTGGCATACTTGCTGCATTTTCAGATGTTGCTGTAAATGATCTTATCAAAAACCTTAAACAAAAAAACTTTGCTGAAGTTCGGAAGTGGGTTGTTACCAACATGGACAATGACACTTCTGTTTTATTGCGTCGTATTTACGATAGCCTTTATGACTCATTGGTCAATAGTAGTATTCCTGCTGCTGTCCTTATTATTGCGAAGTATCAATTCCAAATTGCGTTCGTCGCAGATCAAGAGATTAATCTTTTGGCGGCGTTAACCGAAATCATGGTAGAATGTGAATTCAAATGACTATTAAATTAATCCGTATGTGGTCTGGCGAAGATGTAATCGCCGACGTTATCGAAGAAAATGAGGACACAATTACAATGGAGAATCCCATTGTTGCTGTGCCATCTCAACAACCAGGACAAATTGCATTTGCTCCTTGGTCTCCTTTACATGCTAAAGAAAAAATAAAAGTTACTGAAAAGTATGTTGTTTATATGGGAGAACCTCAACCAGAAATTATTGAACAATATAATTCAATGTATGGTAAGATATCAACTCCTACTAAAAAACTTATTTTGTGAACTATTGAGGTGTAAGTTAGTAAGTATTCAAGAAGAAAAACTCTCGTTAGTATTCATACCTTAATACTCTTTACCCTCAATACTTGACAAAATATATTTCTTATATTAATATAAGAATATTAGTATCCAAATAGAAAAACTCTTGTTAGTTTTCAAACCTTAATACTTAAAATGAAATTATTTACAGCAGATGTTGGTGGAGGTAGACTCCACTGTTATGATAGTGAAAACAATATCACATATCTTAAAAGATTTGAGATTGATTTAATTAATCTTGATATACCAAATTTAGAAAAAGGTGATGTTATCGTTATAGAGGATGCCCATCTTCGTGAGAGAGTTAAAGATGGATATAGTTTAGCACATGTATTTAATATTGATCAGTTATGGTCTCTATATGAAAATGCTAAAAGAAAAGGAATTACAATACTCTTGTTTCCACATAAGAAAAGTCCAGTGGTGAGAAAACTTATGGGATTCGATCCAGAATATAGGAAGAGTAATCATGTCTTTATGAAGCAATATAATATGTCTACTGATGAAGCAGACATTCGTTCATTGGCAAATTTTCTTAAAAAAGATCCAGAGGCATTTAAACGTTTAAAAAAATTTAAACCAATTACGCAAGAAGAATATCAAAAACAAAATAAACATAAGTTTGATTTTATAAAAGAATGTAATAAAGATCTTAATATTGCTAGAACACAAGGTTATGGTTTTGATAATTACTATGATTATGACGATGCAATAAGTCAGTTTATCAACAATCAAAAATATCAACTTGCTGATCGTTTATCAGGTAATGGAATATTTGATTTGAATTCTGATGATAAATTTACTGGTGAAGAACTAATGGCAGCAGTTGGACTTGCCTATAGTAAAACTAAAGCAGGAAAATTAAATGCATTAAAATCAGAGAGTAGATTATATACATTAATAGCATCTATTTTAAGACCTAACGGTGAACTACGTAAACGTGGATTTCCACCTGGTCATAAGTATGAAAATCAAAAAATGAATGTTACTTGGAAATGGTGCAAAGAAAACTATTTTGGTTGTAAATCATTTCATGAAAAAGGTGGTGTTGCATCATCAAATTATAAACAACATATGAGACCAGGCATTTCTGAATTTGAAGGAAAGTCTTTGTCAATTAATGCTAAAAATGATGAAATTAAAAAGTTTAAAATCGAAAGAGCAAAAGCAGATAAGAAAACACAATGTATATGGTACATTCTACATGAGATGATTGTTGAAGATGGTCTTCGTTAGTATCCAAGAAGAAAAACTCTTGTTAGTTTTCAACCCTTAATACTCAACCATCTTTAAATATTATTTTTTATTATGACTAAATCTTATACAAAATTAAAACATCAAGTGAAATCAAGTAGATACTACATCTTTTGGGGGGCTGCTACGATAGCAGTCATGGCAGGTCAAATCTATGTTGGTAATGGATATCGTAAAATGTCAGAATCTGTTGGGGATCTCACTGAAATGATTGAGATTAAAATGGAATTAGAATTACTAGAGAAAAAAAGAAATCCATATGGAATTATGCCACTATATGTCAACTAAATCTCTTAAAACTCCACTCAGATATCCTGGCGGTAAATCAAAAGCAATTAAAACTTTATCACAGTGGTATCCTAAAATTATATCAGAATATCGTGAACCATTTATTGGTGGTGGTTCAATTGCGATTGACGTAACTAAATCAAATCCAGATATACCAATTTGGATAAATGATTTGTATGTTCCCTTATATAATTTTTGGGTGCAACTTAGAGATCGTGGTGAGGAATTATCTGAAAGAGTTCGTGAAGAAAAACAGAATACTCTTGATGAAGGTGATACAGAAAAAGTAACTGCAAAAGCGAAAGAATTATTTAATGAATATAAGGAAGAAATTGATAAGTATACTGACTTGGAAAGAGCAGTTGCATTTTTTATTATAAACAAATGTAGTTACTCTGGTTTAACAGAGAATAGCACATTTTCACCAACAGCATCTAATTCTAACTTCTCATTAGTTGGTGCTGATAAGTTAAAAGAGTATTCAAAATTAATTCAACATTGGAAGATTACAAATGTTGATTACTCAGAGGTTATGAATGCAGATGGTAGTGATAGTACATTTGTATTTCTTGATCCTCCATATGATATTAAAGATTTTTTATATGGTAAGAATCGTGAAATGCATAAATCATTTGACCATAGTTTATTTGCAGAGAATGTTTATAAATGCAAACATAATTTTATGATTACCTACAATGTAAATCATCGTTTGATGCAAATGTATGCACAATATGAATTAAACTTTTGGAATCTCAGATATTCGATGGTTCATAGGGGAGATAAAGGAACTGAAGAAAATGTTAAACAAGAATTATTAATAACTAATTATAATATAAATCCAGTAACACCAATAGAAGAATTACTAACTACATGACAGAATTCATTCAAAGACATATCGGTATCACCGAAACAGAACAGACTCAAATGCTAAATGATTTGGGTCTTTCTTCGTTAGAAGAATTAGTAAGGGATGTAGTACCAACATCAATCTTACTTCGTGGTGATGATAATTTACCAGAACCTTGTAGTGAACAACAGGCACTTGAAGAATTAAAAGAAATTGCAAATCATAATATTGTTAGAAGAAGTTTGATAGGGCAAGGATATTATGGAACAATTACACCACCAGTTATCCTTAGAAATGTATTTGAGAATCCTGCATGGTATACATCATATACACCATATCAGGCTGAGATATCACAGGGTAGGTTAGAAGCATTATTTAATTATCAAACACTGATTACAGAGCTAACTGGATTACCAGTTGCGAATGCATCTTTATTAGATGAAGGAACTGCAGCTGCAGAAGCAATGTTACTTGCTCATAGTCAAAGTAAGAAAAAAGATTTTATAGTTGATGATAAAATATTTCCACAAACATTAGAGGTATTACTTACAAGGGCAGAACCATTAGGTATTAACATAGTTAAAGTTGATGTAGATGAACTTGTAGATTTAGAATCCTTAGAAAATGCATTTGGTCTTATACTTCAATATCCAAATAATCATGGAGCATTAAAATATAATGATGGATTTATGAGATGTGCCGAAGCGTATAAATGTATGAAGATTGCAATCGTAGACCCATTATGTCAGGTGCTAATGAAACCTGTTGGTGATATGGGTTTTGATATTGCAGTTGGTAGTATGCAGAGGTTTGGAATCCCTATGGGTTTTGGAGGACCTCATGCAGCATTCTTTGCAATAAGTGACAAATATAAACGTAAGATTCCTGGACGTATTGTAGGGCAGTCGGTAGATAGTCAAGGTAATAAAGCATTACGACTAGCACTACAGACAAGGGAACAACACATAAGACGAGACAAAGCAACATCCAATATATGCACTGCTCAAGCACTCCTCGCAAATATGGCAGGTTTTTATGCTGCTTACCACGGTGCGGAAGGTCTGAAAAAAATAGCAACCAGAGTATTAAGATATAGACAAACGTTATTATTAGCATTGAAATGGTGTGGTCTAGAAGTTGATGAATCAGAAGGATTTGATACCGTTAGATTTAAAGGTAAAAAAACTATACAAGATTTTAATGTTCGATATGAAGATGGTTGGACTATTTTATCATTAGATGAACTTACAACCTTAGAAGAAATATTATTAATTGTTCATTCACAATATGATGATATTCCTTTTAAGATTACTGACATTAGTAAAAAGTATGAATGGCTTTCTACACCGATAAGAAAGAAACCTTGGTTACAGCAAGAAGTATTTACTAAGTATCAAAGTGAAACTAATATGATGAGATATATTAATGAGTTAGTTTCAAAAGATTTTTCACTTGTAAATGGTATGATACCACTTGGTAGTTGCACCATGAAACTAAATGCAGCATCAGAACTTATGCCAGTATCTTGGCCAGAGTTTGCCAATATACATCCGTTTGCACCAGAGGATCAAACTCTAGGATATCAAAAAATTATATTTGATTTACAAGAGTGGTTATGTGATATTACAGGATTTGCTGACATATCATTACAACCAAATGCAGGTTCTCAGGGTGAGTATGCAGGTCTTCTTGCAATACAAGAATACCACAAAGGTCGTGGTGATCATGATAGAAATGTATGTTTAATACCCACGAGTGCACACGGAACAAATCCTGCATCAGCGGTCATG